CACACTGATCATCTATCCTTATCTGAGCGCAGTGACTGTCTCCAGATCCACGCTTGTCTCCGTTTCATATATTCAACTTACTTAGCACCCATCTAGCTACACTCATTCACTCTACAATTCCTCATCTATTTCTACATTGTTTCACTACTCCGCACTCATTTTTTATTTTTTTTTTTTTTTTGTTTTTTAATTAAAAAAAATCAGAAAATAGATAAACTATTACTAGTAAAACTATAAACTAAAATAAGTTATGAAGGATAGGAGGTGTGAAATTTAATTCAGACCAGACTTCATAGAGAGTGACTGAGTCGGGGGGGACGACATCAGGTTGGTTGACAAAGTGAGCAAGATCCCATTTCGGTTGGTAGGACAAAGGTCCTTTCCATCGTGAAACTGTGTGGTAGACAGTTTGTTGTGAAGGGAAGACTTGAAAGTCAACGATTTGACGAACAGATTCATCTATCTTGAGGTAGCCAGGAAGATGAGACTGAATGTGCAGGTAAGCACTTTCGTCTAGATCGGCGCGATCATCGTTAAACTCGTGATACACATCGCGACAGAAGTCGTGAAATGTTTTGTCTTGGCCACAAGAGGCCCAGGCCATGCCGACAGCGCGTGCTGACATGTATTTGGGTCGTGGACCACGCTCTGGGAAGCAGAGCTGTGCGACGAGTTTGCCGATAGGGCGGCGAGGATGTCCAAAATTACACTGATATGAAAGAGTTTCGATTTTATGTCGAAGGGTAGTGATTATAGATTTGGTCTTAGATAGGACCATACCATATCGAGAAAGAGCGTAGGTTTCAAAGAAAGAAACGAACTGTTCTAAATGTGTAATTGACCATGTTGTGAAGGCGGAGTTGTCATCACCCATAATGAATAGGAGAATGTCATCAATTTCGGCGTCAGTAGAGCCAAATTCGATAAGGCCATCAATTAGCAAGAATAAGTTTCCAAAGGAGTCAAGGAACTGAGTGTTGAGCATACCGGAAGGTACACCAGCGTGTTCGCGGACGTAGGAGAATCCATCTGCTGTTACAAATACCATGTTAAAGTACCATGTAGCAAGGAAGGTGAGTAGATTCGTGAGGCGGGAAACCATATCATTGGTTGTGAGGTCAGGGTATGAGGGGTACTCATACGTTGGAGCGTAACCGTGGTTTACAACAAGCAATCGGGGGATGTATTCCGTGAAGAATAACTTTACTATAACCCAGGGAAGGCGTTGATCAAAACCAGACCAGTCGATCGTAAAGAACGATTTGTAGTCGGAAGCGATTTTGTCTAGTATTTGGTTGGAACCTCGAATTGTTTCGAGACCGTACATAATACAGCATTCGGGTTTTCTAGCAATGACGTGAGCAGGAAATGTGAGCATCGATTCAATTGTAAGGAAAAGATCATCAACTGCGTAGACGGGTCTTTGTTTTAAGATACCATCTCTGTCTGAAATGTGATTGCGGGTGAAAAGCATAGTTGGACGTTGAAGGAAGAATTCGCGTAAGGATTGTGCGAGATCAGAGGGACAATGACGGAATGGATTTCCGTATAATTTGATCCAGTGGATGAGTGATCGGGCGGATTCAAGAAATGCGTTAACGTAGTAACCTTTGGAGGTTCGTTTGGATTCGTATTCTTTAGGATGCGAAAATAGTGCATGAATGTTCATCTCGTGGGAGCGGCGGTTATGATAACCGGTGCCATTGGCGAGGGGTCGTTTGTCATATTGAGTATCGACGAAGTGGAGTGGCAGATAAGGGGTAATAGCCATTTTCTTCATGACGTGGGACATAACGTGATTAATGCGGGTGGGTTCAACGGGTTGTGAAGGTGTCTGAGGCTTGAAAAAGTCGGATACTGTGGCGTTAGTGGTGCCAAGTGGACGTGTGTATTTACGAACATATTGTAGATACTGTGGATACTTCGAGCGGAGGAGTCTTTCGATACGAGGATGTATTTTAAAACCGGATTCTGGAACTTCGGGAGTAGCGGTGACGACGTTCATTGATTTGTATTCAAATGGAAGGAGTTTAATACCGGAAGGAGGAATTCTGTCATCAGGAATTGGAGATTCGTGGAGACGATAATATTCGTGGGGAAAGCCTTGTTGAGATTGTTTATCTTCAAGGATATGTTTGATTGATTGGTATTGTGCTTCATAGTCGGTAGGAGCTGGGGAACGATTGAAGTCGTAGTGAATTGATTTATAAATTCTTTCGATGTCGGAGGAGTGGTGTGCTTCGAGTGTTAGATCAGGATCTTTAGAGTTAGATTGGAAAATCTTGTGATCGTATAAAAGGCGAGTGAGTTTCTCATGGAAATAGTCGCGGATGTTAGCAAGCATGTTGTGACGAGGAGTGAAGAATAATATTCTTTAAAATTTGTATTTAAGATTTCGAGAGGCCAGGGGGCGTTCTGGAGAAAACTTCAT